ATGATAGAATGTTCCCATATTGATCAGGTTGATCGTTCATCCATACTGCAATGTTAGCGTAGACTTTGCCGTTCTTTTCAGACTTGTTAAATGCGGAGTGCCCAGCTTTGTAAGCATCTCCGAGATCGCTCAAACATATTGAGCCTTGCATTGGTTTTCCCATTAGATTGAATTTAGTATTAGGTTTAAATATTGGGTTGATTTGTTAATTTTATCCTGAGCAAGTTCAATGTCTTGCATGACATTTGCACGTTCTAAACGAATACGTTTGAATTGATACTTGCCCGGATATTCCGGATGATAGGATACGAAATCGAACCACTCGCGCCCGGTTATTATCATGTAACCAATTATCTGCCAGTAGCACTCTTTATAATCCGCTTTTAGATCAGTTGTAAGCGAGTGAACCAAATGCGCAGTAATTGTATAGGGGCATTTGATTTCAATGCCTCCTGCCTCATCTACCAAGCCATCAGGCGAACCGCCAAAGTTCTCACCATAGGGAATATATCCTGCTTGCGTTACCTTGGTCTGAAACACCTCCTCATAAATACCAATAGCGATTGGTTCGTGCATTACGCCCCAATCTGTGTACTTACTTGTAAAATCATCTTTGGCTGGTTTGCCAGTTAGCTTCTCAGCGATGCACTCCATTACATAAGTAATTGCGCCATCTGATAGCTTTCCAGCTTCCTTATCGGCTTTTGCTTTTGGTTCGGTCATTAGTCTGTGCAGTTGACTGCAAGAGAACCGCCCCATACGTGACTTTAGCCATTCAGGGGTACGTTGGTTTTCGTTTTGTTGTCCGGTGATAATCATGATTGTGAGGCTTTAATGTCATCCATTGGTACATCCTTAGAGTACATTCCGTTAAACTCGACATCAGAACCGCCATCGGTAAAGATTTTACCCAGCTTAGATGCAGCGTTCTTAAGTGCTAAGCTTTCGGCAGCCGGGGCGTTCTTTTGAATTGCATCTTGAATAATGTTTTCAATCTGCATTGGTGTAGAACCTGACTTTAACTGTATAGGCCACGCCCCTACTCCATCTACGTTACGAGTGCGCCCGGTGATCGGATTGATAACCGATAGCGTTCCAAAAACTAAAACAGAATTAGCCATAATTTGAACATTTTTAATGCTCCAGTCATAATCTTGAAAAATAGTAATTAGGCTGTTTTTTACCCGATCAATAGGCTGGTAGGTAATACCTTTGTGAACGGATAACCAAGATTGCGGCGGTGTACTGCTCAGTAAGGTGTTTAAACTATCCATCTTTACGGATAGTCCCAAATCTTTTACTATTGCAGGTAGATTTGGTTTTTTTGTTTCTGTACTCATTATAAATAAAAATGCCTTATACCGGGTTTGGACTGGAAGATCCGCCCCCGAAATAAGGCTCTTAAGATGTTTTTAATACCGCTTCCAGTCGGTGTATCTAAATTAAAAAATTATTATGTTACCTGCAAATAAAACCTCACAAAAATTTCAATAACGAAAAACATAGCGAGTAAGATAAGGCCAAACATTAAGAACCAAAAGGCTCTGTTTGATTCGGGGTTAGGATCTTCGTGAAAGTGCATCATTTCAAAATTTCCTTTGCTAACTTTAAAGCTGATTCCTGACCTTCCTGGTGACATACTCCACCAAGTTTAATCCGATTAATGATTTTACCCCACATTCGCATTTTAATATTTTCGTTTTGGATATAAAAATGCCATTGATTAAACTGGTCAGAATGTACTTCCCTGGTCTTATGAACTGGCATTCCATCCTCCCAAGTGATACGCTCACCACTTGGAAGGATTGTTGTTTTGATTAATAATGTTTTCATTTTTCGTTAAATAAGTTTGAAATTTCGGTAAATCCTGAATTTTTTACATTCAGGTACAATGCTAAGGACCCGACAGTTCCGTAGCGTAAATCTAAAATAGACTTTTCTTTTATAAGTTCATCAATGATTAATGGAATAGCATTTGGATAAAATTCAGCTTGATCTTGCAATAGTGTCTTGTACTCAGGCTTCAATCTGTCAAATAGATTATTCATTTTCTTCATCCCTCCTTCTATCGTAATCATCGTGCTTGTGGCATTTACATTTTTCAATTCGTGCATTGCAGTATTCGCAATGCTCTGCTGATGTCTCTGTCCTATCGTACAAGTCATCATAATACGCGTCAAAGTTCATTTGTATTTGTCAGTTATGTAGTCACATAATCCAGCAAGTCCAATTAGGACCGCCGACATAATAATAAAAAAAATGATAATTTCCATAATCGTTTTGTGTTTTGGTGTGGCCAAATATAAATCTATTTTTGATATAAAAAAATTATTTTGATATTTTTTTTTATTTATTTTGATTTTGATAAAATTTATATATTTGTAGAAATAAAAAACACATGAGTGAAAAACTAAAATCAATTCCGGTCTACTTGACCGATGAAAAGCGGTCCGCTTTAAAAACTATTAGTAAAACTAAACGCATTGCCCAGACTCGATTAATCGAGCAGGAGATTGACAAATTGTTAAAAAGAGAGGGATTTAAATTATGAAAAAATTTATCCTAATTACAATAGGTTTTGCCTTATTAACACAAATAACACACGCATCAGAGGTTTTTTACATGATTAGTAAAAAGACAGACTTAGATTACATAATATCCTGGATTTTTGCATTTAGTTTAGAATGCTCAATATTAATATTCACACTAATTGGAAAAAGAAATACCGCAGTATTCTTTGCGCTAATTTCATGGATTATTAATTTGCTATATTATTGGTTTGATTTTGGCTTCACTCAGAAATTTGTGGCGATGAATGTAATATCATTAATCATCCCCATAACTATTCTGTTCTATTCAGAAACAATAGAAACAGATAAACGTAAAAAGATATTTAAAAGGAAATAACTAATGATCCTCACTGCGTTTATATTCATCACCCTGACAATTTACATAACCCTCTCCGCTTTGGTTTGGGTCTGTAGATTGGTTTGGGGTGCCGAAAAACCTGCCTTTTTGGTAGGTGCTATTATGAGTAGTGTTTATCATTGGATGATGTGCAATTTGCCATTTCGTTTGATGTATAAGCACACTTGGATTGATAGTCAACATAAAATGTGGCTTCCAAGATTTGGATGGAGCAAAAAGCAAATTGCGGATGCGGAAAAGTCAGCTAAAGAAAAGTACGGAAATATTAAATGGGAGTAGTTCTCTGAAATCTTATGAACGTCGCCGCAAATGGTGCTATATTAGTAAACATCCGACAAATACAAGTAATAAACCTGCACTTGTCATATCATGAGTTACTTTATATCCGAAGACTCAATTAAAGTGTATGTGAATGAATTACCATGTATATCTTTAGCTTTTCTTATGATAGCCATAAATTCATCAAAATCAGCAGCCTTCTTAAATACTTGGCATCCTTCTGACCAATTTTCTACATAAGTTGAATCAACCCCTGCTTTATGGATGTTAATTCCAAACACGCCTTCTTGGATTTTTGATTCATCATAAGTCATGTCTTTATTGGCATCACGATAAACTTTAACTGGCTTTTGTTGTCTTAAAGCTTCATACTTACCTTGATGTAAACCAATCGCATGAGAGCCTCTATATTGGCCTTCAACAAGCCTTGCAACCCCTGCAACATTATGGAACTCTTTAACGCCTTTAGTACCGGGGTCTGTTGTTGCCATCCATGAATGAAATTCCCATTCGCCATCTACCTTGTAAGATAGCGTCATAAAATCGTCAAATACGTTTGTAACTTTCTGACCTGTTGCAGAATTTCGTACACCTACAATATTTACATCAAAATCTTTATCTCCATCAAACCAAACATAGCCTTTTGCCTTTACGGATTCTTCTATTTGTTCTTTAGATAGTTTCATTTTTCTTAAATATTTTTTCAGCAGAGGTTAAACCTAAACAACCAAAAGCCAATAAAGCTACTGATTCAACCAATATTGCGGATGGCGCGGTATGTTCCTCGCTAAATGAGTTATGATACATAGTCACACATAAGGCAATAACACAAAGCAATCCGCATAAACGCTTCATGCTTAGCCTCCCGCTTTCATCACAAAAAAACTGTTTCATTGTACTGTGTCTTTTTTACTTTTACCCCAAAAGTTTTTCTTCTCTGTAACAAAAATAGTATCCCTAACAGTATCAATTTGAATTTGTACTCTTGGATTTGCTTTTATTTCAGCTACCTCACTAAACAATTGTTTAATCTGTTTTTTATCCTCAATAATACTTTCAACAGTTTTGTTAATTATTTTAGCTTCTTTCTTTGTAGCCTCAACAATACTACTATCCATCTTTAATTGACTTTTAGCAACTTTTAATAGTAAAGTATCGTATTTGTTTACCTGCTCGTGTTCAGTTGTTGTACTACACGAACTTATGAAAAGTATGAATACTAAATATCTCATTTGATTTTCTGAATTTTACCTAATGATTCCAACGTGCTTAACTTTGCAGATGCTCCACTCATTGCACCCTCGCACTTAATTAATGATTGACTCATAGCATCCATTTTAGCTTCAAGTTTCTCGATTTTTGCTCCTTGATTATCAATTTGCTCATGAAACGTGCTTCTAATATCAATGTATAAAGCACTAATGCCAATGATTACTAAGAACATTGTACCCACCACTGGGTTTTTACTAAAATCCTTAAAATTTATTGGTAAAGGATTTGTTAAATTTACTTTTTCTTTGATTGCCATAATTATAATTTTAATGAATAACCTACTGAATAACCACTCATTCCATAACCAACGCTAAATAAGCCTCTCTGCCGAGTTTTAAATGATAGGCTAATGTTGTGATTCACTTTACCTAAATCTCTCGTTATATCGCTTCTTATGCCTATGTATAAAGCCGCTTTGTTTTTGGATTCTATATTGTTTGTTATTGTGATTGTTTTTTCTTGGATTTTGGCTTGGAATGATCTGCCGATGATTCTGTTTTGGCTGATGGTATCTGTGATGACAAAGAGGTTACTGTCTTGTCTGATTGAATCCAAATACTCCGTAGCTTGGTTATAATCTTTAACAATGTATGTTGTATCATAGCTTTTTGTATTAGTGAAAATCGTGTCTAAAACTTTAAAAGGTATTCTATCTCCTTTGGTATGCTTTGTGAAAGTTTTCACAGTAAAAACGGTATCTATTTTAGTTTTAGTAACTGTCCTTGTTGGAATCCTAAGTTCAAACAAAAACAAACACACTAAACCCAAAATAAATATTATTCCGTTCTTAATCATTTGATTTTATTAGTTGCTTTAATGTAATACCTGACGGCAAATATTCCACTGACAATAGCGACAATAGAAGCTATTAATGTAACTATCGGTTGCACATTTGCAATACTTAGCATTGCGCCTAATACTGAAACTATGGTCGCTAAATCAGCGTTGTTATTTGTCATCTTTAATCTGCGGTTGTAATTGTTTAACTAATTCAGCAGCTACTGCCTTAACTTGAATGTGCGGAGATGTTGACTGCTCAATGACTGCCAATACTGCTTCCCATTCTTGTACTTCCAATTCTACTTTTAACTTTTTTGGGGTTGGTTGTACTTCTGTTTGTGCTTCTGGTTGGTTTTCTGGTGTTGGTTCTGTTTGTGTTTCTTTTTCAGTTTTCATAGGGTTGCATTTGTGTCAAATATAGTTAATTATTGGGTTGTGTTTGTGGCTTGGCATAATCCCCAATAATAGTCAAGTTCAACTGCTCTGCAATCCAACCCCAAGCAAATACATCTGCATCCCATTGTTGATAATCTTCGCCTTCAAGTGTTAAGTTCCCAAATGCTAACTGCTCCGTTTCATTTGAGATTGTGTAATAAAATTCAGCGGACTTCCCTAATGTTACGTTAACCGCAAATGCATTGAGTATATCTGCTTGCTTGTTTTGTCCATTATGCCAGATAGTAATAGCTGTGATTGTTTTCATTTACTTGTTTTTTAAAATGTCGATTTCTTTTTTTAATTCTTGAATTGCCTTGATGTATACTGCGTGAAGCTGGTCATAACTAATACCCATTTTCCCAGTTGATGCGGTTACAAAAACCGCTTCTGGTATTATCTCTGCCATTTCTTGTGCTATATTTCCATTCTGTCTGCCTTCGCCAAAGTTTTTGTATTCATCAATAAAATTAAACCAAACTGGATTCATTTTCATGATTTCATTCAATCCATATCCGATAGGCTTAATATTTTGTTTTACAGATATATCAGAAACGGGAGCGGATAAAACACCGTTTGAATCTGCAAATACTGCTCTGCTTCCTGTGCCTGCTAAATTCACTATTGTAACTACCCCATCCGAATCCATTGAGAATTTTTCAGTACCTTCTTTGTAAATTCGAAAAATATTAGATACTACAGCAAGCGAGTAATTATTAGCACCTTGTGATAATACTAATCCCGAATTACTAGCATTAGAAATATTCAAAACCCTTGCAATTCCTGGGGGATTAGAGATAGTTGAACTTCCTATTCCGACGTCACCATCTGATGAAATAACTATTCTGTTGGTAGAATTCGTTGAAAAAGCTAATGTATTTGCGGCACTTAAATACATTCCATTGGTTGCAACCGTTGAACCCGATGGAATAAAAGCCGATGCGGCTACAGTTGAACTAAAACTTGCACTTGTACCACTTAATGCTCCTGTATTTGCAATTGTAACTTTATCACTTCCAGATGCCTGAAATTTAGCAATAACTCCTGTATATGAATCAGCAATTAATCCAACTCCACCTGTGTTATTAGCAATAAAAACACCCCCAACCCCAGTAGTAGCATTACCAGCAACTGCATTTCCGCTTGTTGCTTCTCCTGATACACCAAATCCGCTTGTAGCTATTCCTTTTACAACACCAGATAAAGTTGTTCCTGTAAAGGTTGCACTTGTTCCTGATAATGCTCCTGTAAGCGTACCTCCTGTTAATGGTAAGTAACCACTTAATGCAGAACCATAATCAGGAATGTTTAATGTATTGCTAATAAAAGTTGCTGCACCACTTGTGCCTGTCGTTGTTAAGGTAATTGCACCTTGATAAGTAGTCGAATCAACAGTACCATCAGCTTTTAGGAATTGCGCAGATGTGCCACCTGACTTAACCAAAGTTGTAGCGTTTAGCGTTCCTATAATAGTTACCGCATTACCACTTCCCGAAGTCTTATTAACATAAATACCCTCGCCATTTCCACCCTTTGTAATATTTAACGCAATACCTGCACCGCTTGAATGATTAATACTAAATGTATCGCTACCACCACTAGATGAAAAACTTCCAGTTGTGCCTATCAACGCACCAGTCAATGTTTTATCACCTGCTATTGTTTGCGAGCCTGTGGTTATTACACCACCAAAGGAGCTTGATGCAGGTTGCAAATTCAATACAGTTCCTGTTATGGTTGCTGCGTTTGCGTTAGGAACTGCACCGATAGCTGATAGCGATAGCACTCCACCATCAGCATAATTTGGGATGTTTAGCGTTGAGCCGATCAATGTCGCCGGCCCACTTGTTCCAGTTGTTGTTAATGTTATAGTTCCCTGCTTTCCATTAATCTGATTCTGAACTTTGCCAAATGCTTGTAAAATTGTATCTGTTGCAAGAATTGCGCTGCCTGTGACTGATAATCCTGTTAGTAGCTTACTTGTAACTCTAGCATCTGTCACAATACCTCCGACAGT